GACCTTTAGCTCTAAGCTCGCTGATCCTTGCTGGTGCTTCAAGGATGCCAAGCTCTGTCCATGAGTTGAGACGGGTTAAAGTGCGACCGTCCTGTAGATAACTAAGAATACGATCTTGCTGGCTCATACTGGTATCGCCTCCTCATCGTCTTTCCAAATTTCAACGCTTCCCTCATTCATGTCCTCGAGGGTTCGGCCTGCTTGCTTTATACACTCGATAGCGCAGTCAAACTCCGCATCTGACATAAATGCCTCGCCGCCATCGCGACCTATAATTGTGTAACCCCACATAGTTTTCTCCATTCGATTATGCGTCATAAACTGCGATGACTGCCGTGTTGACCCACTCAAAGTAAAGACCGTTTCTGTCTAGCAGATTATTGAGAGCGACAGTGCCGTCAGACTCAATAATTTCACCCCAGTAGTCAGCCCAGTAAAGCTTCCCTTTTCCGTTATTGTCTAACCAAGAATTGAGGTGAGTAGTGTCTTCCATGCTGACTTCGAAGTGAGAGCCTTGAGTAAAGTTGTCGTGCATTAAATGAAGACCGGCTTTCTTTAAGACGTTGTAAGCGTTTTTAGCATTACGTTTCATATTAGAATCTCCTAATAAAAAGGGCGCTTACGCGCCCAATGCTTGTTGCTTAAGATTTTCCCACTCCTCCTCAGAGTAGAACTCGGCAGGATGTTCGCAGTTTTCTACGACGATCCACGTTAAGTCGTGAGACAGGACTTTAACGATTAGCTTCCCCTTCTTCTGAAGGCTGATGACGATTCCTCGAAGCTGCTTAATAGTGAACTCACAGTCCTCCTCAAGCATCTCAAAGGTTGATGCGCCCCACTCCATCGTAATGTCGTACAGCGCGCTTAGTACCTTAGCTTCCTTGTTAGTCATAGTTGCATCTCCCATATGCTTTACTACCCTTAAAGCTTAGGACAACTCTGCAAGCCTGTCAACAATTTTGTTTACCTTGCCGACAAGTTTTTCCTCTAGCTGATCGGGGTAAAGGTAGAATTGAATGAACTCCACATAGTTCTGATCTTCGAAGACCAGCTCCTTCTTGCCGAGGTCGTTGCGCTTCCAGCACGATATAAACATGCCGTACTTAGTTGAATTAATTTCATACCAGTACGACAGATCGCCATGCCGATCAGGGCTTACAGTAAGACAAGCTTTCTCATTCTTGCGAATAAACTGCTCGGGGTTAACGCACTGGTCAAGCAAGTGGGCTGCGCCCTCGGGGTAGCCATCCCAGTGATGGTAAATGTGGTACGCCTCATAATTAGGGCGCTTCCAAGTGTAAACTGCTCTAGTTGCCATGTCGGTCTCCTTATTTTATCTAAACCCAGCCAGCATCAGCGGCCTCTTCGAGGTCACGCTCTGCATCTTCACAACAGCTCTGACACATAAACACGCCGGTTCGCCATCCTATGATGACCTCCCGTACCCATGTATCCTCATCAGGCCAAACGTCCTGCACAAACTTGCCTGTCTGATACTGCTCGAGCTTGTCAGTGTCTACCGTTGCGGAATCCCATGAGTGGCATGTCATGCACTTAACGAAAAGGTTTGCAGCTTCCATTAGAACCCCCTCTTCATTGCAGTGCGTCGGTCATGCAGCCGACCCATTGGATCTTTGACTGCGACGATGTTGGCAGCTCCGTGATGTAGAGCCGTATTGAAGAGATTAAAGTCAGAAAGCTTTTTGACCTCTTTGACGTTTTTGTACAGCTCGCCATCGCTGCTCAACACTGTATAGGTTACCTTCCACATAGCTGATCCTCCCATATCATCTAGCTATGTCTAAGCTTAGGACAGCCTTGTATACCTGTCAACATATTTGTTTACATCAATCGCTGTTCTTGTAATTTTATTTGCGCCTTGAGGTCTGTGATGTACTTAAGCAGATCGTAGCGGTCAAACTTGACGATTTGCCATTTCGTTTGACTAAGCCACTCGACGTAATCGGCTCCGTACATATCTACCATGTAGCGATGGTAGTCATCATGAACTTGAGTAAGGAATCGGTTGCATCGCTTACACTGAGGGTGAATGTTCTCTTCCCGTAGCTTGTGGTACTTGTAGGTGCGGCTTATGAAGTGTCCGCCATCCATCTCTTTCCAGTGCTGTACCCTGCCGCACGTGACACACTCTGCCAGTCCGTCAGGAGCAGCAGCCTTCATCCTTACAAGCTTTTGCAGCAACACTGCCGCCTGATTCGCTACTTGGTCGGTGGTCTTTGTCTTTTTAGGCATATTATTACTCGGGTCTTTTAGGAAAGGGTACGCTGACGCCTGTAGTCTGAGCAAGATGTCTGGCTATGACCTCTTGGATCTCATTTATCTGCTGACGCTTTAGATCAGTGCTAGAGGTTTCGGACGTGATTATTTGCTGCACTGGGTCCCATAAGTGATCCTTAGCTCGCTCCTTATTCCAAGGTATCTCTATATGAGGTTTTAAAGTCCGCTTCATATCAAAGCCGGCCTCATTAAGTGCAGTGGCGATTTGTGACAGCCAGAGCCACATGGCGTTATTTTGCTTTTGAGTACGCTGCTCATCTTTGGTGCAACGCACCTCGATGGAGCCATGCTCCTCTAATTTTTTTTCGCAATACCTCACATAGAGCATAAGTTGTTGTTTGTCTTTAATCGTCCAGTGAACACCGTTATCCCTCAAAGACATGACCATACTTCTCCATGAATCGTTGACGCATTACGTCGCGTTGACCTGATGGCACCCAGCTTATGTCACAAAGCTCATCGTTAGCGGTCATCTGTTTGGTTGGGGTGGGCCCGCCATTAGGTGCATCACTTTGCTTCGCATACGGTGATCGACCACCTGAATCTTGAGCGCGTGATAACCAAGAGTTTATAAAGCGTTTGATGCCCTTGCGGGTCTTGCGCTTCTTAGGGTTGGCATCTAACCAGCCGATCATGCCGCGCAGTTCTTGCTCGACGTTGACAGCGGGGTATAGCTCAATCCACATGGTGATATCTTTGTCTGGTATCTGGTATTCAGTACCGTCGTTTAGAGTCATTTGCATATCAGTCTCCCATTGTAAACCTTACTGGTTACAGCATTATTAGTAATTAGTCTGACGAGCGTTATGGCGTCGTATCGAATCTGGTCGTCTATCCCGCAGCCTGCTCTCGGCATTGGGGGCGCTTGCACTCACAAGTATCGTCGTCTCCAAGGTTTTCCCATTCCTTGGCCTCGCGCCCGACAGCGTCAACGTTCTTGTCATGCTCGTATAGGAGAGGTATGATTAGCACGTTGATCCCACATCAACATGTTGCCAAAGCACTCCCACAAGCGCAAGCTTGGCTTTGGTACGCCCATCAAGGAAAGCCCGAGGGTAAAACCTCGGGTTTTTTTATGCCTTATCAAGGTCAATGAACTCACCTACAGGCATATCAAATATGTCGGCAAAGCTCTGCACCGTATGAATCTTGAGATTCTCTGAGTGCTTCCAGCGATGCATTTGCTGTCTAGCCACACCCATTTGGTCGCAAAGATCCTTGGTTGAAACCTTACGAACCTCCTGTGCGATCCGGATGCATCTGCCGACGTTACACAAGTGTGTTGACATCTTTAGTCCCCTAAAATAGATTGAGTACGTCCGCATAGGGACTCCGTACATTTAACGTATTGCCCCGCTCCCACGGGGCTTTTTTTTCAGAACGGAATGTCATCCTCGGGGAAGTCAACATTTACGGGTCTATTTCCAGCGGTTGGCGAACTACTGACCGCCGCTCGCTTCGCCTCTTCGATGCCCTCTTTAGCAATTTTTTCAGCATAAGCCTTAGAGTCGTCATCGTATTTAATATATAGCTTTCCCTTCTGAGACCTTAACACTTCCCAGTATAGGACCTCATCGGTCTCCTGCTGTAACAGCTCAAGCATCTCACTCCTATAAACCTTAAGCTTAGTAATGGCCCAGTCTGGGGACGTGCTTGCTCGACTAGGCTTCATAGCGTTTACAAATCTTGTATCACTCATAACTGTTCCACTCCTTAGATTGGATGTTAGATTCTTTGCCGTCCTGTAAAGACGCTTCTATTGTGCGATCCGCGATATCGTCGTTAGGTGCCATTTCGTAGCAGTAACTCGCAAACAGGGAGATACCTGTAAAAACCATATCTTGTGGCGGCACACTTTGATGGGCTAAAGCCATAAGGGATATAAGTCCCTCACGGAAATGATCCGTAGCACATGGCATATCATTCATGACTTGCTCTCCATAATGATCTCTGTGGCTTCTTGACGAATGCTCTCTGGCAATCGACCCCAAACCATGTTCTTCTCAAACTGCGTTAGGTCTTGAGCGTTCTCAAGTATCTTGGTCACGTCCTTAGCCTCAACGCCTTCCTGTATTGCAGCGGCAATCTCAAACAGCTTGTCATTTGCCAGACCCTCAAGCTCCTTGATGACTCGCTTAAAAGCAGATACCTCACCCTTCGGTGCGCTGTTATAGATATCCATCTTCATCTCTTCAGTCTGAGACATATACCAAATACCAGCCTCATACTGATCCGCCGCGACTCTACCTCTAAAGTCCTCATATAACTCATGAGGTGATGACAGCGGCAAGTCCTCGCCAGCGTAGATATAGAAACCAAGCCCGTGAACAGCAATGCCTTTGACTAGGCAACGCATACGCGCTTTGTTTATGGCGTCGGCCTCTGGGTGCTTAATCGCCTGATTACGGTGATTAGTTACAGCCAGCCACATCATGTGACTCTTGCCATTAATCTTCACGTTCATGCGGACTTCCATCGTGCCGCTCGGGTAATGGACGTCTGGCAGTATCTCCCAATCAAGATCCATGCCGGCATCCTTAACGGCGGCAATAGCCCACGTCCAAGAAAGGTAGTCAAAACCACCCTTATCCTTTTTGTTCTCATTGACATTAATGTCGCTGAGGGTTCTCCACGTACTCATCCCAAATCCTCCCCGTAGCCATCGCTACGATTCTCCCACTCATAACAATCGCCATAACCAGCGTTATAGGCGTCAGACCCATCCGCGTGAGCCTTGCCGATCTCGCAATCGGTCCAGCCCTTGAGATAGTCTTGCTCTGCAAGCTCTAGAAAATCAGACATACGTGCATCCATCTGAGCCTCTTGAACCCGATCTCTTTTTCTAATGCTTCTCAACATATCAATGCTGGTCAGCAGTGCGCTCATCTCCTGATTGGAAATAGGTTTTGGTTCTTTCATCAAAACTTCTCCTCCCACAAGTAACAAACCTCTTCATCATTAAGGACGTCATAGTTGCCCCACTTACAGCTTCGGACAGTGATCTCTGTCTCTTCGATCATGTGAATGGCACCCCATATTTCATGAGGAAACATACCGCCATTAATCTCATAGTCCATTTCGATGTCTGAGATATCTACCATGAGCGAAACCACTTGATGCTCAGGATCATAGTCCTCAGCATGACCGCCCAATAACTCAAACGCATCTACCCAGTCATCCCACTCATCGAGGTGATTCTCGATTGGCTGGATTATTTGAATGCTTACTTTCATGCAATGTCCTCCCATAGTCATTACACGATCCAGTGTACACTAAACCGTTGACAGGGACAACACTTACGTTGACGAGAGGTGTTCCACGTGGAACTTAGGAGGGGTATTCACCTGTGCGTATCATGTGAGCTACGTCTTCTGACCGCCTGCCCACCTGCCGCGCCCATTTAGAGTCAAGGAATTCCATAGCCGCACGATCGTAGTCAGCGACCGCCATAGCTGCGAGGGCGTTTGTAAATAGTGATAGTCGTGAAAAGCCTAGATTAAAGCATAGATTAACCATGGCATCTTGACGCACAGAGTCTAGGTCAGAGAACCATGAGTACCGAATAAGCTCTTGCTTGCAGCGCTTTATGTCATTCTCAAGCAGGTAATCTATTTCGTCATCTGACAAGCCGATACCGCCATTTTCGTCTATGTTGCGCCCGACACCTACAGTGATCATGTTGGCGCTACATTTGTAGGCGTGTGATCTCACGCCCTCATGGACTCTTAGCTGATCAGATAGCTTGCTCATTTCTGGCTCGACTTGCTAGCACCGAAGTAAAAGCTAACTACAGAAGACACAATGCCCCCGAGATAGCCCAGCACCAAGTTAACGACGTTGAGATCGTTTTCATCAGCAGGCTGGAGAGTAACGAGCAAAACGTAGCCACCAAATAGCAGGACGGACATAAGGGCGATAGCACGAGCTGTCCAATCCTCTGAGAAAGAGTCCCTTGCATGTTGTTTATCCTTTGTTTCTAACGCAAAGACATCAACATCAAGCTCTTTCATACGAGCCTCAAAGTCAAGTTCAGCCTTTTTAATTTCAGCAAGCTGTTCTGGAGTCGCCTGTGAGAGCGCCTTATTTAGCTTCTGAGGCGTTGGATCGCAACCCAGTACATTGGCTAGGACTTGTGCCGCAGCGCCTCCTACAGGGCCTCCTAGAGCCGCTCCTATGGTAGGAGCGAGATCACCTACCAAACCTTTAATAGAATCTAAGTTCATATCGCTATCCCGTTAGTTTTTTAACAAAAACAAATCAAAATTAGCAGTGACACGGGCGTCATTCCCGCTGACGTTATTGATCCTTATATCAATATCTGTCTTTTCTGGGATTTTAAATGGCGCAGCAAAGTCATATCGGTAGTGGCCAGTTGCCTCAGCTATGTGTGCTATTCGAAAAGGAGCATCAAACAGCCTCTGATACATAAGCATTTGACACTGCTTTGTGCCGTCAATGGTGGTGTCAAAAGTAGACATATAAGCGGTAAAGCCGGCGGGTATAGTGTAAACAGCCATTAGTGTCTGAGCGTAGCCAATGTCTATCTGTGCTACGACAGTTCCTGCGCCGCTTGTTACCCGCGCTGTAATCGTGCCCACATTTACGCCGTCACCGTAGGTCATGCGGAATACGCGAATAAATGTATTCGTAGTTGCTACTGCTGTAGCCCCTGTTAATGTGATCGTTTCTGTCTGCTGCTTATAGTTAGCGTCGAGCCCCTCGATAGTAAGCGTGCCGGTGTCACTGCCGCTTGTGCTTATGCAGTATATGGTTTGAGCAGTTGCTAACGATGCCCAAGGGTATAATCCGCCGCGAGTCCATACGCTTTCAGGATCGTCAGCTTGGTCTATGTCAAAATTAGCGCCAAACTTATGGAGCATAAATCCTTCAGTAATCGCGCCTCTGGAAATATCAAATAAGATATTTGAGGAAGGTCGTTCGTTGCTGAAAAATTGATACATAACGTCACCTACGCAAAGTAACCGACAGCAGCAATTGCAGCTAATACGAATGGGTACATAGCAATCATCATCCGCTCTAGCCGATCAAATCTAGCCTGACCACTATCGAGACGACGCTCAATCATTTCCCTCATCAGACGGCACTCCGCCTCATGTATCTCAATCCGCTTTAAAGCCTCTTCAGCAGTGTCCATTAATTTCCTCCGAGGGGGTTAGTGGCATCAATTGCCATCCAAATATCATCCATGTCTCTCTCAAACCGCTTTAGGCGATCATCAAGGGTGCTTAAAGCGTCAAGCTTGCCAGATACTCTCAGCTCTGTCTCTGATGATGTTTTCTCTACACTGGAGATGCGATCCCTTATATCTAGCAGCTCTGCTTGCGCATCCATAATCTGCATGAGATTAGTGCCAAGCTCAGCCAGCTTGCCTTGTAGGTTTTCTACATCCGCGGCCGTCATAGCCTGCTCCATATTAGACAGCTTTTTATCCATGTCTTGTAGGCGTAAGGCGTTCATCTCTCTGAGGTCTTCAAAGCGCGTCGCTAAGGCTTCTGCCTGTGCCGTTGCTGCAATAACCGCCTCAGACTGCTCATTAAGCTGAGCGAAAAATTGAGATGCTGCCCAGATTCCGCCACCGATTGTTGAGCCAAAAGTGAATACAATGGCGATCCAAACGCCCTTGATGGACGTCCCCGCGACGTTTACTTCAAGATCTTCAAGAGCCACCGTTTAAACACTCCTCTTGGTTTTCAGCGAACCAACAGCCGCCCTCGGGAGAGGTCAGCCAAAACTCCTCGGTTTCAGCGCGTGTGAGAACGTCCTGTGCGCTGACAAAGTAATTACCTACTTGCAGTCCTTGTATGGTTGATCCGCCATCAAATGACACCCAAACAGCGGTTGTCTCTGCGTCAAAGAATATAGACGCGGCCTCCTCAAAGGTCACGTTGTATTCCCTAGCCATGTTGTCTGCTTGGTTAAGCAGGTTTTCGTCATTAGCGACCGCCATGTAAGCAGCTGCTACTTGTATGGCCTGCTCGGTATTTGAAAGCGCGATGTTATAGGTGTCAATGTCTTCATCTTGCAGTACAACGTCATTAGCGCCCATAAACTCCTGCAAGGCCATTGCTTCACGCTCGTCTGCTGCTGTCTGTGCGTCCTGAGCCATCTCGTTTACGGTGGCTACCATTATGATTTGCTGCGCGGCCTCAACGTAGGCGTCTATCATTTCGGACACATCATCCATTGCCTGATCGGCTTGGTCTTGGAAATATTGGTCTGCATTAGGGTCGTAGGAATAGGTAGCCGCCAGAACAGCCGCTACAGCCGCGTTATAGGCGTCTTGTTGCGATTTTGAGATGTGGCCATCTTGTGCCATAGCTGGAGCAATATAGCCCTGTCCGGCGTATGACGCGCCCCCTGCGATGGTCTTAATACCGTAAGCAAAGGTGTCTCTAATGCTTTGGGATGTGCTGACGAGATCGTCAATCTCTGTTGCGCTTAGTGGAGCGGAAACGATCGCTAAGAGAGCCGCCATCAGACTCTTGGTCGCTGCTTTCATCACTACCCCCAGCTAATAGCGTATCGTAAAATGCCTTATCTTCTAAGTAATCAGGAATCCATAACTCAGGATTCTTCTTAATAG